TACAAATATTGATACAATTAGAAATCAATTAATTGAAGTTATTGAAGAAACATTAGATAATGATGTAACAAGAAATGGCAATGCTATAGATACCCAAGTTATCGAAGCATCAACAGATGAGGGAACTATTTACCCTTATGGTGGTGTTAGAATGACAGCAAGGGTTTTCTATGAATACACTAGAGGGAGTGCATAATGGCTAAAGATATTAAAATGACTAAAGGTAAAAACACAATTACCATTACAGCAGAGAATTTGGAACATTTTGAAAGGCTTGGATATAAACAGGCTGACAAAAAGGTTGCAAATAAAGCCGAAAAAAGCGATAAATTAGAAACCAAAGATAAGGAGTAAAGCATGGCTACACATCACGGAAAAGAGGGAGTTGTAACTGTTGCAGGAACAGCAATGGGTAATGTTACAGGCTTCACTATTGATACAACACACGACACAGTAGAGGATACTGAATTATCTGATGCTACAAAGACTTATATAGCAGGTAGAGGTACTTTTACAGCTAGTATTGACATGAACTATGATGAAGAAAGCACAGAGCAGTCATCATTAACTACTGGTTCAAGTTTGGCATTTGTATTCTTGCCAGAGGGAAATACAAGTGGTGATGAAAGTTTAACTGGTACTGGTATTGTTACAGGTATGTCTATTGGTCTTACATTAGATGGTGTAACAACTAGAACTGTTTCAATTCAAGGAACTGGTGCTTTAACAGTCGGCACAGTTTAAGATATGTCAGAAAAAATAGACTACTTTGATGGTGTTAGAGAGCATTTTAGTACATTAGAAACTCAAATAATCGAAGTGCCAGAATGGGGTTTAGTAGGTGATAAAGCTATATACTGCAAACCTTTTAACATGCTTGAAAAACAGAAAATTTTTAAGGGTGCTTCTGGTACTGACCTCATAGTTTTAATTGATGTAATTATAGAAAAAGCATTAACCAAAGATGGTGATAAAATGTTTAATGCTAGTCATGTTTTGGCATTTAAAACCAAAGCTGACACTAATGTAATTGCTGACGTGGCTACTAGAATTATGGGTACTGGTAACGATGATGTTGAAGAGAATAAAAAAAACTAAAAAGTGACCCAGAACTTCATAACCTTTTTGGGTTAGCCGAAAAACTACACAAGTCTGTTTCTGAAATATTGCAAATGTCTGTTAGTGAGTTTAATATGTGGATAGCATATTATGCTTTACAAAGTGATGAAAGAGAAAGACAAGAACGATTAGCAAGGGCTAGAAGATAGTGGCAACCAAACAAGTAAATATAGATATAATAGCCAAAGACAAGACTAGACAGGCTATGCAATCTGCAACTAAAGGTGTTGATGGTGTTAAAAGTTCAGTTTTAAATCTTAAAAATGCACTTATTGGTCTTGGTGCAGGACTTGCGATTAAATCATTTATAGATGTTGGTAAGCAAGTAGAATCATTAAGAATTAGATTAAAATTTTTATTTGGAAGCGTTGAAGAGGGTGCAAAGGCATTTGATGTAATGTCTAAGTTTGCTTCAAGAGTTCCATTTTCATTAGAACAAATACAAGCAGGCTCTGGTAGCTTGGCTGTCGTTAGCAAAGATGCTGATGAGTTAGCTAAAATGCTTGAAATTACTGCTAATGTTGCTTCTCTTACTGGGTTAGATTTTAGAACTGCATCAGAGCAAATACAAAGGTCTTTTTCAGCAGGTATAGCTAGTGCTGATTTATTTAGAGAAAGAGGTGTAAGAGATTTACTAGGATTTAAGGCAGGTGCAACAGTTACAGCCGAAGAAACAGCAGAAGCATTTGAGAAAACATTTGGAAAAGATGGCAGATTATCGGGAGCTACAAAAGATTTAGCAAACACTCTTGAGGGTACGTTATCAATGATAGGGGACAAGTATTTTGGTTTTCAAAAAACTGTCGCTGAATCTTTTTTTGTAGGTTTAAAACAAGAATTTGGAGCTTTAGATAAAGCCTTAGAAGATAATGAAGCAGTTATACAAAAAGTTGCTATGGCTGTAGGAAAAGGGCTTTCGGATGCTGTAATATTAGCAGGGGAAGCTATAGAATTTTTACACGATAATTTCAAAATAATAAAAGCATTTGGAATGGGTCTTGTTGTTTTTGGTATTTCAAAAGCATTTTTATCTTTAGTTGTATCTGTAGGGAAAGCTAGATTAGCACTTATTGCTTTTTCTAAATTATCTAAAACTACAGTAATAGGTGCATTGGTTGCTGTAGGAATGGCTATTGCAGAAACTACAGGTCATTTAGATAGAATGCTTAAATTATTTCAAAAACCTAAAGGTTTAGAAGATTTTGTAGGAGAATTTGATGTTTTAATGGCTCAAATGGAAACATTTTCTACAACTGGCGATAAAGGGTTTAGCACTTTTAGTTTTAGTGTAAATAAAGCTATGAAAGAAATGATTGATTTGCAAAAAACAACTGAATTTGGCTCGGAAGCATTTAATCTACTTGAAAAAATGATAAATAGTTTAAGTGAAAGTTATTTAGCAATTCCTTTAAAATTAGTTAATGTTGATATTGCAAAACAAACTGAAGAAATTGGAACATTAGAAAAAGCATATGAATCTTTTAAAACTGGATTTGCGGATGCTATGAATACACAAAAAGATGTTTTTAAACAAATAGAGGATATTGGTAAAGCAAGTTTTGGTAAATTAAAAACAGCACTTACAGATTTTGTAATGACAGGTAAACTTAGTTTTTCAGATTTAGGTAAATTTGTTGTTAGGTCATTTATAGAAATGTTAATTGGAGAAGCTGTACAAATGGCTTTTAAAAAATCTATGGCTATGTTTAAGATGGATGCTATTAAAAAGGCTATGATTAGCTTGTATGAGGGTGCTATGAAGACTTTTGCTAGTATACCTTTCCCATTTAATATTGTGGCTGTGGGTGGAGCTTTGGCTTTTGGTGCAAGTCTTATTAATAAAATAAAAGGTTTTGAAAAGGGTGGTAGACCACCAGTAGGTCAGCCAAGTATTGTAGGTGAGAAAGGTGCTGAATTATTTGTGCCAGACCAAGCAGGAACAATAGTGCCAAATGATAAATTAGGAATGGGTAAACAAGTAACAGTTAATTTTAATATAAGCACAGTAGATGCTAGAGGGTTTAATGAATTATTGGTTAACTCTAGGGGTACTATTGTAAACATGATAAACAATGCTGTTAATGAAAAGGGTAGAGTGGCAATAATATGAGTGGGTCTTTACCAAACACTAGATTTAATGCGATTAACTTTAAAAGTAATCAAAAAACTTTGCTTACTGAAACTGATAGTGGCAAGACCTTTAGAAGACAAATACAAGGTCAAAGATTTAGTTTTACAGTAGCATATCCACCTATGACAAGGTCTGAGTTTGCACCTATTATGGCTTTTATAATGAAGCAAAGAGCAAGAAAAGAGAACTTTACAGTAACAATGCCAAGCTATCTAGATGCACAGGGCAATGAAACAGGAACTTTGCTAGTAAATGGTGTTCATTCTGCTACAGATACTACAATCGCTCTAGATGGTTTTGCAGGAGATGGAGCAGGTAGGTTAAAAGCAGGAGATTTGATTAAATTTGCTCATGATAAGGTTTATATGGTTGTTGAAGATGTAACTTCATCTAGTAATTCAGCTACAGTTACTATTGAGCCACCTTTAAGGGAAGCTCTAGCAGATGATACTTCTGTAACTTATGATTCTATACCTTTTAATGTTCATTTAACTAGTGATTTACAAGAATTTAGCTCTAATCAAGTGGATAAAGACGGAAATTTATTATTTACATATGAATTTGATGTTATTGAGAGTTTATAATGCCCAGAGGTTTAACAAGTGCAGTTAAAACAGAATTAGCAACAGGCAATATTGAACCAGTTCTTTTAATAGAAATAGGTTTTTCAACACCAATATATTTAACCAATGCTAGTTTTGATATAACCTCAAGTGTAAGCGGAACATCAAGGACATACTTATCAAATGGTCATTTTAGAGGGATTACTGGTGTAAATGAAACAAATGCACCTACAAAGAACTCATTAACTCTTAGTTTATCGGCTGTTGACCAAACTTATGTATCTTTTGCACTAACAGAGAACATAATTAATAATAATGTTTATATTTATAGAGGTTATTTAGACATAAATCTAAGTTTAATAGCTGACCCATTTTTATTTTTTTATGGCACTATAGATGAATTTAAACTTTCAGATAATACATCAACAGCTAATTTGCTTTTAGTTGTAAGTTCACATTGGGGTAATTTTAGTAAAACTAGTGGTAGGACTACAACTAATAACTCACAACAAAGGTTTTTCCCAAATGACTTAGGCATGAATTTTAGTGCTTTAACTGTTAGGGATATTAAGTGGGGTAGACCATGACAAGTACTCATATTTATTATGCGGAGAAGTCTGATATTGAAAGTATTTATGAAATGGCGATAGAATATAAAAATGTTGATTTATATGATGCTAATTTCCCAGATATAGATAGACCTAAACTTATTCATTTTATTAGTACCATTTTAAAAAAAGGTAAAATAATATTAATGAAAGATTTAGATAAAGATAAATTAATTGGTTGTTGTATGTTTAACAAATCTGAATATTTTTTTAGTAAAAGCGAAATAATGCAAATACAGATAGTTTACATAAAAAAAGATTATAGAAATTTTAAA